CGGCCTAAGCGGGTTTCAACTCCGGTGGTCGGATCACTCCTGCAACGGGTGAAACCTATTTGATTCGACCTGAAGATGAAGTATTTCGCGGCATCTTGCAAGTTAAATCAAGACGTTCACTGCAATTTTTTAGATGCAGTAAACAAATTCTGCCCGTCTAAATTCGTGGCAATGTGGGCAAAAAATGAACCCGCATCATTTTGATGGGTTTTTCGTGCGGGTGCTCTTGCGTTGCCTTGTTCATTAGCATTGGGCCTATCTGCTAATTTTGCCTCGCGTTTCGTCGTTGGGCCTAAATGACGAAAATTGGGGGAAGCTTTAATAAGCACAACCGCTATTAAAGTTTCGTGACATACTGCGCTTTCTCAATTTTGAGAAAAGTTCTTGCATTGATTCTCATTTGTGAGAATATCCTGAATCAGCCCCAGCAATGGATAAGCTGAAAGCCG